ACTATATGAGGCATATATTTATTGAGTATGTGAGAACCTACTACGGCTATGATGAACGTATTTCGTTAAGCAACTGTACACGTACACAAGCAAATCAAGTAATAGAAGTGGTTCTTGATTGGGTGTTCCACAACGACATACCACTCAATTACAAGACAAGTGATTTACTAAAGCAGGACAAATCATTCCTATACTGGTCAACGGTCAACCGCAATTGTGTTATCTGCGGGAAACCTCATTCAGATTTAGCGCATTACGAAGCAGTAGGACGAGGGTTTAACCGTAATAAAATGAATCACCATGACAAACATGTACTAGCTTTGTGCAGAGAACATCACAACGAGCAGCACGCTATAGGTGTTAAGTCGTTCGATGAAAAATATCATCTTCAGGACAGTTGGATAAAAGTTGATGACCGACTCAACAAGATGTTGAAAGGAGAGAAAGCGGATGGCAACGTTTAGGGTTTATAAGGAATCAGGTAACTTTGTGACAGTACACAAAGATTTTATACATGACTCTAATATAAGTTGGAAAGCGAAAGGTATTCTACTCTACTTATTAAGCAGACCTGACGACTGGCAAATTTACGAAACTGAATTAGTAAAACATTCGGTTGACGGGTTAAGTGGTTTAAAGTCTGGGATTAAAGAATTAGAAGAAAAAGGATACATTCAGCGCAATAGAAAAAGAGATGCTAAAGGTAGGTTAAAAGAATATGAATATGCTGTATATGAACAACCTAACCACATTCGATTTTCCAACGTAGGAAATTCCTACATAGGAAAAACCTACGTAGGAGAATCGCATCCTACTAATAATAATAGTACTAATAATGATTTAACTAATAATAAAGATACTAATAATGTGACAGACGAGACGATTAAAATATTTCAATTAGTTAGTAAAGAACTAGAAACAATACAAAGTCCTTTAAAAGTACAACAACTAGAAAATGAAATTGAATCATTCAAAGAAGATAAATTAGAGATTGTAGAACTAGCTATTAACTACTGTAAAGAGAATAACAAAGGTATTAACTACCTTATAAAAATTTTGGAAAACTGGAATAAAGAAGGTATTACAACTAAAGATCGAGCAGAACAAAAAATAAAACCTAAACAAACAACTAACTCAATACTAGATGAACTTGAAATTGAATTAGGTGATAACTAATGCCGATGTTAAAGAAAGAGGCTTTACACATATTAAGGCTTGTCAATGATGTTTACACTATGAACCTTACTAAAGAAAAGGCAAGCACATGGATAGAAATACTATCCGAAAAAGGAGATTACGAACCAACGTTACGTAAGACTAAAAACTACATTGCTAACAACGGATACAAACCTAAAGTAGCAGACATTTTAGCTTATAAACCAAAAGAATTTAATTACACACAGGTACCAAAAGAGCAGACTAAAGAGTATTTGCTTAAAAATGACCCTAATTACCAAAAAGGATTAGAAGAAGCAAGGGAACGTTGGCGACGCATGAGGGAGGAGTTAGGATTTGACACGGATTGACAGACTTGAAACAGAGAAAAGCCTAGTATCTAACCTAATGCGTAACCCTCAACTGATAAGCAAACTGAAGTTGACGCCTGAAATGTTTGAGAATGAGCATACACGAAAGTTTATTGAGTATGTGCTCGATGTTGGTAAGGTTGACGTCAATGAAATTTATTACAAGTGTCGTAATGACAAAGAGTTCATACCTACTAAAGTGTTATCTGAAATCTACAATTTTGATATTGCCGAAGTCTCATACTTCATGAATGATCAACTCAATTTATTAAATGAGTACGTAGTAAATGAATCTGTAAACAAAGTGAATGAGTACTTACAACAACCAGATGAACAAAACCTAAAAGTGTTAACAGACGAGATTAACGCACTGCAAGAATTAAGTATTGAAAAAGCTAACCCTACCGATACGTTTTTAGAAGAAATCATGACGAATATATTAAGCGATGAGCCTAGAGAGTTTATCAAGACGAAGTACAACAACATTGATAATAAAATACTAGGATTTGAGAAGTCGCAACTGAATATATTAGCGGGGCGTCCTTCGACAGGTAAAACAGCATTCGCTTTAAATATCATGTGGCGAATTGCTCAACAAGGCTATCCAACTTCTTTCTTCAGTTTAGAAACTGGAGGGATGAACATAGGAGAACGTTTGATATCGATGATTACTAACATTCCACTAACTAAGATTAAACAATCACAAGGATTATCTTTAGACGAAACTAATCGAATTATGGACGCTATTAATCAAATTAAGCAACTACCGCACTTATCTATTCATGACGGTGCAGTCATTACGCCGAGGGATATTCGTGAGCAGGCAATGCAAGAAAGTGATAAACCACACGTTATATTCATTGACTACTTAACACTTATGAAATCTGACGTCCCAATGAAAGAAAGACGGCTAGAAGTTGAAAAAATTAGCCGTGATTTAAAGATAATCGCTAAGGAAACAGGGTGCGTCATTATTGCACTTGCTCAACTAAGTCGAGGGGTTGAGTCTCGACAAGATAAACGTCCGATGATGAGCGATTTAAGAGAAACTGGCGGTATTGAGCAAGATGCACATTTTATCTTTATGTTATATCGAGATGATTATTACGACAAAGATTTAGTAGATAACGAGACTGGCAAATCAGACATAGAAGTGAACGTTGTAAAAAATAAAGACGGCGAAACAGGTGTGATTCAAATGGAATTTTACAAAAAAAGTCAGAGGTTTTACTGATGACAATTGGAGAGATGCAAGACTTTTTGGGGGACCTCTACAGAGAGACGTATAAAGGCGATACGCTCATTCAAATCAATTTGGTACAAATGGGTTGGGCAATAGAAAGATTGCTTAATAGAGGGCAAATTACACTGTTTGACGACTATGACAAAGTAAGTCACATCATCTTTGATGAAATTGATTTTACGCAAAGGAGCAGACATGACAGAAACTAGAATAGAAATATTTTACTTGGAAAATGATAGAAATCTTGGCAATCCGAAAGGGTCGTCTAGACCGAGATTTAGTGGTGGTGGTCATACTTATATGCCTGCACCCTATGTGAAGCATAAAAAGTTTATAGCTGATCAACTACCACATTTGATGATAGATAAGCCAATAAGACTAATGGTTGAATTTTACTTCAAACCTAGTAAGTCATGGCCGAAGTATAAAAAAGAAGCGTGTATCGGAAATCCTCACACTATAAAGCCTGATATTGATAATTTACTTAAGACGATATTAGATGCAGGTAACAATTTATTATGGGTGGACGACACACTGATTTATGAAATCAGAACATTCAAAAAATACGCAGAGACTGCACGAACAGTATTAACAATTATTGAGGGTGATTAATATGCATACAGTATTAGCTTTACATCGAAATGGAGAGAAACCGACAATAACGTCTCATGATGAATTTGAGAAATCGAAAATGGAGCAAGCGTATCAAAGATATAAAACGAAAAGAAAAGAGAAACCATGGTTAACTACAGTACCGCAATCGGTTAAGCCTAGCAGGGCGTACTATGATTTATGCAGATTTGCAGGTGTGCCAGTAAAACAAAAAGAAATCAAACGTTATGAGGCTAAACCGAAAGAAAAGAAATTACCTAAAATACCCGGTGATCATTCACGTGAATTTATTATTAATGGTTATGTGGTATCGGTCAGACAGTTAGCTAAGTTATTAAACATGCGTTACGAAGTTGTAAATAGCAGATTGCGTAACGGTGCAACTCCTGAAGAATTAATGGAGAAAAAGGGTGTGAAGTTATGAGGGTTAAAGATTTAAAACTAGGAGATAAAGTCATCGCATATGTGGATTACAACCACAGAGAAGATGGTATCAATGCCTACCCAATTCAAGGTTATGTGAGAGAAATGCCGAATGATAAACGATGGGCGAAGTTACATTGTGCGCATGGGGTTGAAACAATTACTGATGAAGATGATTTTGAATTATTCGAAAAGAAACGCCCAAGTCATTATGGCTTAGGCAAATCAGACCTTATTGATTATTGGTGCGAAAGATACAGTCCTGACGAATTAAGAGGGGCGTTTAAATCACAGATAAGTAAATACGTTGACCGTTTAGGTTACAAAGATGATGAAGTAAAAGAATTAAATAAAATTATTGATTACGCTACCCGTTATCGTGATTGGTTGGAGTGTGATAAGTGATGAGTGATGACATCATAGCAATATTAATTGTGCTAGTACTCTTTGGAATCCCCTCATTGTATCTACTTATAATTGAAATGGGTTGGGGGGCAATTGGGGGATATATTAGACCAAAATCCCGAACTGAGCGCATAGTAAGAAAAGAAGTTAAGCGATTAGAGCGAGAAATTAAAGAGCGAGAACGCCTTAAGGATTTATACAAAAGACTCGAACAATTACAGGAGCGTGATAAGTAATGGGCGTACCAATGTATGAATATGTGGTTTACAAAGGCGACGAAGTGATTTGCGCTGGCACTAAAGATGAAGTGATGAAGAAACTAGGGATAAACAATAATAACCTTGATTCCATTGCTAGTAATCGAACTAAAAAACGAGAAGCAGATGCTTATGAAAGGAACGGCTACAGTAAGCGAATGGTGGCTGTAAAAGTGAGCATTGCTGAATTACAAAAAGAATTGGGGTTGGTGCGATGAACACATTCCACTTATACAATGCAGCTGAAGAAAAGGTGCTTATTGTGCGTGAAACTTTCGGCGGCTACATTATGGTTGGTTTACCGAAAAGACAGTATAGCCATATTGATGGTTATTATACTGCAGATGAATTTAACTACTTTAAATCAGTACATAACCTAATGTACGCAGAGGAGCTAGGCAGTCAGATAAGTATATTTGATATGTAGGGGGATTAAAAATGGGATTGTTACAAAGGTTTTACTTATACAAAAACGACAAGCCAGTAATATCAGTCATACCGCAACACGATAAGTATTATGTGCGTGGATATATTTCAAGAGAATTCTTCTACGTAGACGATTATTTAACCGAAGATGAATTAGAAAAGTTTATTGCAGATAAGGGATTAAAGCGATGAGGTTACTCCTTTGCCATATAACGTACCTAAATGAAGATGGTACGTATAAAAAGAACAACAATATTCTAGTTACAGAGAAAGTGGAATTCACCATTGATCTAATCGAACAGGCAGAATACATCGAACAATTTATTTACGGATACGAATTTAAAATCGGTTATAAATTGTACACGGTTATAAGCGTGTACAACGTAACGACAAAGAAAAACGAATCAATTTATTCGTGGTTAGATCGTGTGGAGAAGAGAGGACGGGATACATGGAACTAACAACAATCAAACGTGTTAACTACATTCACGACTGTGCAGGCAAGACGCCGACGCAGGTTCAGAATGAATTGAGTGTAAAGGGATTAGGGGCTTTGTCGTCAATGTAAATAAAGACAAAGTCACGATGTTGATAGAAAAGCAGTACAGTAAATCGAATTTGGAGGTTGTGCGGAATGGTAAAGATTAAAGTTAAAAAGGAAATGGAACTGCCGGAATTACTCAGATGGGCGAGTGATAATGATATTAAGGGCTGTAAAATCAATGGAGACCAAGGTAGTAATGTATTGTTTAACAAAAATGGTTGGGTTAGCATGAATTATTTCATAAGCCTTGAAGAAAATTTCGAGGTGGAAGTTGAAGAAGAAATTACAGAGGAGAAGGAAATACCGACTTTGATTATAATAGCCGACTATGGACATGGAAATAATGTCATAATGGATAATTATTGCTCTATAAAAGATGTTTTTGAGCGTTTTGCCATATGTGCTAAAGACATCACAAAAGCAATCTACATGCTCAACGATGACATGACGATGACGCTAATATGGCGGAATGGAGGAATGGTAGAATGATACCTAAATTTAGAGTATGGGATAAAGAGAGAAAACAAACTGATTATCAACAAGGCGTGAGTTATGGCGAACGAAAAGACTTTGATATGGGATTCACTATTTGGCTTGATCATATGGAAGATTTAGATTTAGTTGAAAAAGATGGCACTATTAATAGAATCGTGATGATGTCAACAGGTTTAAAAGATTTGTATCAAACAGAAATATATGAAAAAGACATTGTTAGAGACTCATACGGCGATTTATTTTTGGTTGAATGGTTAGATGGTTCCTTTGTATTAACGGAATATTATAACGGCGGATACGATCATCATTATATAAATGACTCATCAAATTTAGAGGTTATCGGAAACAAATACGAGAATCCCGGATTGTTTAAGGAGATGGTTAAATGACTATAAGCAAGCATGAAAGAAACCGAATATCCGAACTAGAGGCAGATATAGAGTCCTATAAACGTATTCGCAAGAATTATATGAGAGCTCTAGATATTGTAAGAAGTGAACGCAATTCATTAATCGCAGACATCGCAAAATTACGTGCAGAACGTGATGAATACAAACGCAAGTTAGATGATGTGGTGGATTTATTCACTCGCCACATCAATTACAAATTATCGGTCAGTCACAACACGTGGTATTTAGGGTTAAAACATAAATTAGATGAGGTGCTTAAAGATGAATAAAGACAGAGAAATGATAAACACAATATTTTTGTTAGTCGAAAGGCATAAAGAATTAATTCAATTAGAAGATGACTTTTTAAAATGGCAAGAAGAAAATCCGGATAAATATAGTTGGGAATATAAAAAGAAAAGACCAACTAGAGCGGAATTAAAACGTTATAGATTGTTAATAAGAGAATTAATGATTGAACTTGAAGGGGCGTTACGTATTTATGGCTAAAGTTGATTACAAACGCATATGGCAGGAGTTTAAAGAAGAATGTATCGAAGATTATATAATGTTGCAAGGCTATATCCGAGTGTTGCAAAGCGATACCCAACGATTCCCACGCATTGAACATTATAAGTCATTATCAACTAATATTGAGGAGACGTTGAAAAGAATGGATATGTTGGAAGGCACGAACGAATTCGATAACCTACTACATGATTTAAGGAGGGTGCATGACGATGACCCTAAACAATAAACTCTACATCTTTAAAGCACGTGTATTACGTGTGGTTGATGGTGACACTTTAGAAATGCGCATTGATCTAGGCTTTCATACGCATACGGTACGTAAGGTTAGATTGCTAGGTGTAGATACACCAGAGCGTGGGCAAGCAAATTACAACGAAGCTAAAGCATTCACGACTAGCACAGTATTAGGTAAGGACGTGTACGTGCAGACGTATAAAGCCGATGCTTTTGGTAGATACCTAGCTGATGTGTGGTATCGAGAGGGCGATAACGAATTTAGGTTGAGTCATGAATTAACTGTACGTGGATTAGTTAAGGAAGGCAGTAAATGGAATGAGGAGGACGAGTAGATGTCGACATGGATTCTTGTATCTACGATTGTCGTTTGTACATTAATGGAGTATTTCTTTCATCGTCGATTCAGTAATAAGCATATAGACCGTTTGTGTACCTTTGCTTTTATGGCAATTGTTATTGTACTAATCGTTTCTGCAGCTAGATTTGATGGTTTGCAAGGGTTGTCATCTGTCCTAGCAATTTTAATTGTGAATACAATGCATGAAATTAGAAGGATTAATCTTACTAAGGAGGATAAATAAATGGATAAATTACAAATCAAATTATTATCAGACAACGCAACATTACCAACACGTAATCATTCAACAGATGCAGGGTTTGATATTTATGCAGCAGAAACAATCATACTAGAACCACAAGAAAAAGCATTAATTGCCACTGACATAGCTGTGAATATTCCTAAAGGTTATGTGGGATTACTGACTAGCCGAAGTGGCGTAAGTAGCAAGACACATTTAGTTGTTGAAACAGGTAAGATTGACGCAGGATTCACAGGCAATATGAAGATTAATATTAAGAATGACTATATTTCTTTAGAACCTTTTGATAAAGCAGAGGTTAGCATTGCTGATGGTGGTGTTATATATCCAGTCTATAATATTGAAAATAAATTAATACGTTATTCAGAAGAACGTGATAATGCAGTATACCAAATCAACAAAGGAGACAAACTCGCACAATTGGTTATTGTACCTATCGTTACACCAGAGTTACAGCAAGTGGAGGAATTTACAAGTGAGTCAGCAAGAGGAGAAAAAGGGTTCGGGTCATCAGGATTCTAGCAGTAAAGACATACTGCAAAAGGTTAAAGAAATATTAAACAAGGAGTGATTATATGAAATATTTAAGAGTGGTATTACACACATTGGTGACGATTCTGATTTATGAAGGTACTAAGGCGTTGATGAATGATATGTACCTGCAAGATGAAGTTGATACGGAGGAATATTAGATGTGGTGGATTATACTGTTTGTGATATATACATTATTGCTATTGGGATTTGCGAGAGAGAATGCACATCTTATGGGTAAGTTGGAGGCTAGGGAATATGAAAAGCGAGTATTAGAAAGTAGATTAAGACACTTTGAGGGGGAACGTAATGTACAGTAAAGAAGCGATACTTAATATGATTGGTACACATAAGATGAAGTGTAACGTACTAGCTGATGTAGTACCTGAATACGATAGTAACTCCATTGCACAATACGGAATACAAGCTACCTTACCAAAAGGGCAAGGGGAGAACAGTAGTAAGGTAGAGGATATTGTAGTTAGATTAGATAGAGCGAATAAAAGATTCTCACAGATGTTAAAAGAAGTTGAGTTTATTAATAAATCACAACAGAAATTAGGACAGGTAGACTTTTGTTTTCTCGAGTTACTTAAAAGAGGATACAGAAGAGATGAGATTATAAAGAAGATGCCTAATGCTAAACTAAACAGAAACAACTTTTTAGCTAGACGTGATGAGTTAGCAGAGAAGATTTACTTGTTGCAGTGACAAAAATGACAGTAATGACTGTTATGACAGTGTTTTGAGTATATCCAAAAGTTTTATATAATAAATATGTGCTTAATGTAAGCACTGCGATGACGACATTTTCCCTCCTTTCAAAATTGTGGTTTCATCTATTTAGTGAAGTTGATTAGTAACTAGGCTAGGCGTCCAGAAAAAACTGGGCGTCTTTTGCACTTTTGGTGTATAATGAAAATGTGACAAAATCAAACTAGGGGAGGAATTGAAAGTGGAAAGTGAATCAGTTAATAGTTGGCAAGAATTAATTAAATGGGTAGAGAATGGTGTTGTTAGAAATATTTATACTTTTGTTGTTGAAAGAGAGAAATTTTTAAATTACATTCACGCTCTAATTGTGAATCGGAATTTAGATTTGAATAAGTGTGATATCTACGGAAAAATTTTAGGTGAAGCGATTGAATTTATTCTAGTAGAAGATGGTGCTATTCACATTATAAAATACTCAGAAAACGAATACGAATTAAAACATCGCATATATAGAGGACCAATAACGTATAAAGAAGTCAAAGTAGCATACCCTTCTCCAATTGTTTATGAAGAAGTGAAAGTGAAAATTAACGATGAAGAATTGGTATTTAAAAAAGATGATACCTTTAAAAACTTTAATGAATTTGTAGAAAGATTATAAAAGTAATAGGCGCCTAATTGGTGCCTATTTTTATTTTAACAAAGCATTTAGCGTGAGAGTTGGTGGTAGATGAAATGAAGTTAACAGAGAAACAAAAAAAGTTTGCAGACGAATATATTATATCTGGAAATGCGACAAAAGCAGCGATTAAAGCGGGATATAGTGAAAAATCTGCAAGGTTTGTAGGTGCAGAAAACCTAACAAAACCCAACATATCTAATTACATCAAAGAACGAATACAAAAAGCTACAGATGAAAGGTTGATGGGTGTAACAGAAGCTTTAGAATTATCCGCTGCAATTGCGAGGGGCGAGAAACACGAAGCATACAGTAAGTATTACGACCATCTAAAAGGCGAAGTTATTAAAGAGATGACATATACAGTTACACCAACATTCGAAGAGAGACAACGTTCAATCGAGCATATTTTAAAAGTGCATGGTGCATTTAACCAAGGACTTAATAACAAGAAAATCGAAACTGAAATTAAGATGCTTGAGAAGAAAATTGAACAAATTGATAAAGGAGATGCAGGCACTGAAGATAAGATACGTCAGTTGCATAACGCTATAACGGATGTGATTGGCGATGAGTAAACTAAACAAGCTCTATACAGACAAGCAAATTGAAATCTTGCGAGAAACACAAAAGAGAGATTGGTTTATGCTTATCAATCACGGTGCTAAACGTACAGGTAAGACGATATTAAACAACGACTTATTCTTGCGTGAATTAATGCGTGTACGTGATATCGCAGATAAAGAAGGTGTTGAGAGACCTCAATATATTCTAGCGGGAGCAACACTAGGTACTATTCAAAAGAACGTGTTGATAGAACTGACGAATAAGTACGGATTAGAGTTTAACTTTGATAAGTATAATTCGTTCATGTTGTTTGGTGTGCAAGTGGTACAAACAGGTCACAGCAAAGTAAGTGGTATTGGTGCCATACGTGGTATGACTGCGTACGGTGCATATATCAACGAAGCGTCACTTGCTCATGAAGAAGTGTTTGACGAGATTAAATCACGTTGTAGCGGACTAGGTGCAAGGATATTAGTTGATACGAACCCTGACCACCCTGAACATTGGTTGCTAAAAGATTATATAGAGAACACAGACCCTAAAGCTGGTATATTGAGTTATCAATATAAGCTCGATGACAACACATTTTTAAATGATAGATATAAAGAGTCTATCAAAGCGTCAACGCCGTCAGGAATGTTCTATGAAAGGAATATCAATGGTAAATGGGTATCAGGAGACGGGGTTGTATATGCCGACTTTGATTTGAATCAGAATACCATTACCTATGATGATTTAATTAAAGTACCTATTAAAGAGTATTTTGCAGGTGTCGACTGGGGATTTGAGCATTATGGGTCTATCGTGTTATTAGGAAGAGGTATTGACGGCAACTTTTATTTTATCGAAGAACATGCTCACCAATTTAAGTTTATTGATGATTGGGTGGACATAGCTAAAGGCATTGTTGCGAAGTATGGCAATATTAATTTCTATTGCGATACCGCCAGACCTGAATATATCACTGAATTCAGGCGACATGGTTTGAGGGCTATAAACGCAGATAAGAGTAGATTGTCAGGTATTGAAGAAGTAGCGAAGTTGTTCAAACAAAACAAGCTATTTGTTCTATATGAACATATGGATAGATTTAAACAAGAGATATACAAATACGTGTGGCACCCTACTAATGGAGAACCAATTAAAGAGTTTGACGATGTGTTAGATTCATTACGATACGCTATCTACACACATACTAAACCAGAAAGATTAAGGAGGGCGAGATAACGGTGTACAAACTAATAGACGACATTAGGGAACAAGGCATTTTACCCAAACACATAGAGTCATTAATTGAATCGCATAAAGACGATAGAGAACGTATGATAAACCTTTACAACAGGTATAAGACTCACATTGATTACGTACCGATATTTAAACGCAGTCCAATCGAAGAAAAAGAGGACTTTGAACGAGGTGGCAATGTTAGACGTTTAGATATATCTATAAACAACAAACTAAACAATTCATTTGATAGCGAAATTGTAGATACACGTGTTGGTTATTTACATGGTGTGCCTATTACTTATGACTTGGATGAAAACACGGCGAAGAACGACAAGCTCAAAGAGTTTATTGCTAACTTTATCTTACGCAATAACGTTGATGACGAAGATTCCGAGATGGGTAAAATGGCTGCGATTTGTGGATATGGTGCTAGGTTAGCTTATATCGACAAAAGTGGAGATGTAAGAATAAAGAATATAGATCCATTTAACGTAGTGTTTGTAGGTGACAGTATATTAGAACCTACATATTCATTACGTTATTTTTATGAAGTAGACGATGACAACGGTAAAGAATATGTCTATGCAGAGTTTTATGACGATACTTACTACTACGTATTTCGTGGCGAAGGTATAGATGCCTTACAAGAAGTAGGCAGATATGAGCATCTATTCGATTACAATCCATTGTTTGGTGTGCCTAACAATAAAGAGATGTTAGGCGATGCAGAAAAGGTAATACACTTGATAGATGCCTATGACTTAACGATGAGTGATGCATCTAGTGAAATAAGTCAGACACGTCTAGCATACCTTGTATTACGTGGAATGGGTATGAGTGAGGAAATGATACAAGAGACTCAAAAGAGTGGCGCATTTGAGTTATTTGATAAGGATATGGACGTTAAATACTTAACTAAAGATGTTAACGATGGAATGATTGAGAATCATTTAGATCGTATTGAAAAGAACATCATGCGTTTTGCTAAATCCGTCAACTTTAATTCTGATGAGTTTAATGGCAATGTTCCTATCATTGGTATGAAATTAAAGTTAATGGCACTAGAGAATAAGTGTATGACTTTTGAACGTAAGATGACAGCAATGTTACGTTACCAATTTAAAGTTATCTTGTCGGCATTAAAGCGTAAAGGCTACAACGTGAATGATGACAGTTATTTGGATTTGATATTTAAATTCACTCGTAATATTCCAGTGAATAAACTTGAAGAATCACAAGTGTTGATTAACCTAAGAGGACAAGTATCTGAACGTACTAGATTAGGGCAATCACAGTTAGTGGATGATGTCGATTATGAGTTGGACGAAATGGAACGAGACAACTTCGAGTTTAACAACAATTTGCCTAACATAGATGAAGGTGATGCTAATGGCAGACAGCAAGATAACCAATCAAACACAAATTGATGAATACATCGAGCAACTGATTGTAAGGTCAGAAAAGGAACTTGAAGTGTTGTTTGCTAAGCGATTGAAAGTAATCAATCAAGAGTTAGCGGATATGTTTGAAAAGTATCAGTCTGATGACCCTCACGTAACATGGACAGAATTTAATAAGTACAATCGTTTGAACAAAGAGCTTGAACGCATTGGACAGATGTTAACTGAAGATTATAACCAAGTAGCCAAAGCTATTAAACAGACTCAACATAATGCTTACATCGAGAAGTATATGATGAGTCTTTATTTGTATGAAATGGCTACACAATCATCAATGCAGTTTGATGTGCCTACTGCATCTGTTATTAATGCTGCTATTGAACAACCGATTGAGTTTATACGCTTAGTACCAACGTTACAGAAACATCGCAATGAGGTACTTAAACGTATTCGCATTCACATTACGCAAGGTATTATGAGTGGTGAGGGTTATTCTAAGATAGCCAAAGCGTTACGTGATGATTTGGGTATGGCTAAGGCTCAATCGTTGAGAGTGGCACGTACAGAGGCAGGCAGAGCGATGTCACAAGCAGGATTAGACAGTGCTATGGTAGCTAAAAACAATGGTATGAAGATGATGAAGCGTTGGTCAGCTACTAAAGATGCGCGCACACGTGACACACATCGCCATTTAGATGGTAAGTCAGTAGATATAGACGACAACTTTAAATCTAGTGGTTGCGTGGGTCCTGCCCCTCATCTATTTGTTGGCGTAGCTAGCGCAAAAGAGAATGTTAACTGTCGTTGTAAGTTGTTGTATTACATTGATGAAGATGATTTGCCTGGTGTAATGCGAGTGCGTAATGACGATGGAACAACGGAGGTTATCCCTAACATGACGTATTTTGAATGGGAAAAGTCAAAACGGAAAGGTTAAGGTGATCCAATTATCTCGTTAGCGGTAGACGTTAACCGCTCGACCTGAAGTATGTCGTTAAACTGCTTTTTTATTATGTACTTTTCGGACTATTAGGTACGCGAAGGACAAAAAAGGAGCAATGATATATGAATGTCGAGGAAATCAAGAGTTATTTTGAAGAACATAAAGACGACAAAGAAGTTAAAGACTATCTAAACGGACTTAAGACGGTGTCTGTTGATGACGTTAAAGGCTTTTTAGATACAGAAGAAGGTAAGCGATTTATCCAACCTGAATTAGATCGTTACCACACAAAAGGTTTAGAGTCATGGAAAGAAAAGAATCTTGAGAGCTTAATCGAAAAAGAAGTACAAAAACGTAATCCTGAACAGTCAGAAGAACAAAAACGAATTAGCGCACTCGAAAAAGAGTTAGAAAAACGAGATGCAGAAGCTAAAAGAGAAAAGTTGAGAAGTTATGCACTTGGTAAAGCGCAAGAATTGAATATCCCGTCATCTTTAGTAGATAGATTTCTAGGCGAAACTGATGAGGATACTGAAGAGAATTTAAAGGCTCTAAAAGAAACGTTTGATAAGTATGTTCAAGAAGGCGTCGACTCTAAATTTAAAGCTAGTGGACGAGATGTCAGAGATGCACAAGATAACAATCAATCACCTTCGAATGTTAAGTCTATTGAAGAAATGGCACAAGAAATTAATATCAGAAAATAAAGCGAGGTAATAAATTATGGCAACTCCAACATATACTCCGGCTAATGTTATTTTGTCGGATTTTAAAAATGGTGTAATTCCAGCAGAACAAGGTTCATTAATTATGAAAGAAGTCATGGCGAATTCGGCTATCATGAAATTAGCTAAAAACGAGCCAATGACAGCTCAAAAGAAAAAGTTTACTTACTTAGCTAAAGGTGTAGGTGCTTACTGGGTTTCAGAAACTGAACGTATCGAAACTTCTAAACCTGAATATGCGCAAGCAGAAATGGAAGCTAAGAAAATCGGTGTAATCATTCCTTTATCAAAAGAATTCTTAAAGTGGACTGCTAAAGATTTCTTTAACGAGGTTAAACCTTTAATTGCAGAAGCATTCTACAAAGCGTTTGACCAAGCTGTAATCTTTGGTACTAAATCACCTTACAACACTTCAACAAGTGGTAAACCACTTGTGACAGGCGCAGAAGAAAAAGGAAATGTTGTTACAGATACTAACGATTTATATGTAGACCTTTCCGCATTAATGGCTACAATTGAAGATGAAGAATTAGATCCTAACGGTGTATTAACTACACGTTCATTCCGTAGCAAAATGCGTAATGCATTAGATGCTAACAAACACCCTTTATTCGATGCAAATGGTAATGAAATTATGGGATTACCTTTATCTTATACAGGTGCAGATGTATTCGATAAAAAACAATCATTAGCATTAATGGGTGATTGGGATTATGCACGTTACGGTATCTTACAAGGTATTGAGTACGCTATTTCAGAAGATGCAACATTAACTACACTACAAGCATCTGACGCATCTGGACAACCAGTATCATTATTTGAACGTGACATGTTCGCATTACGTGCTACTATGCACATCGCTTACATGAATGTTAAACCTGAAGCATTTGCAACATTGAAACCTTCTGAGTCTGGAGTTGGTGTAGGTGGTTAATAAAGCAGAAGAAATTAAGGTGAAACGTGATGATGAGACTATCACTGTAACACGTAAAGCATTTGATGCTTATTACAGTCAAGTTGGTTATCAAGAGGTTAAAACACGACGTACAGCGTCTAAAAAGAGTGAGTGATAATTATGACTCTTTACGAAGAAATTAAACTTCTTCTTAAGAAAAACGGTGTTGAAATCAAACCCGAAGAAGAAGATTTATTTAAGATGGAAGTTGACGGAATACTTGAAGACGTTAGGGATGTAACTAATAATGATTTCATTAAAGATGGACAAATTGTTTATCCTTACCCGATTAAAAAGTATGTTGCAGACGTACTTGAGTATTATCAACGACCTGAAGTTAAAAGAAATTTAAAATCGAGAAGCATGGGGACGGTGTCGTACACGTATAACGATGGCGTCCCTGATTATATTAGTGGCGTGTTGAATAGATATAAGCGTGCTAAATTCCATGTTTTTAGAACTTTAAGATAGGGGGGGGTTGATTATGTTTGATCCATTCGACGAATACCCCCACACAATCACTAAAGTTAAAAAGACTAAAGTAAATAGTTATCCCAATCCAACCGTAAATTTTGAAGAAGTTACAACGTTCAACGGATTTATGGACACACCTACAACTTCTGAAACACTTAAGTACCATCAAATGGGTAAATCTTTCGACAGAAACCTATATACAAGGTATGACATACCAATAAATAAAGAAGATTACTTTAAATACGAGGGTAGAATCTACCAAATTATAGGTTATCCAGTAGACCAAGGTGGTATGCACGAAGTCAATCTTACTCGTTTGCAGGAGGTACCGTATGGCAAAGGTTAAATACGGTGTTGAATCACTTGTAGCTGAGTTGGAAGATTATCGTGAAGAAATGGAAGATTGGGTTAAAAAAGGGATTTTAAAAACTACTTTAGCAATTTATAACACTGCGGTAGCGTTAGCGCCTGTAGATTTAGGTTTTTTAAAAGAAAGTATCGACTTTAAATTAACTGACGGTGGCTTATCAAGCGTTATTAGTGTAGGTGCGGAATATGCAATTTACGTTGAATTTGGTACGGGTATTTATGCTACTGGACCAGGTGGCAGTCGTGCTAAAAAAATACCATGGTCCTACAGAGGCGACGACGGGCAGTGGCATCAAACATATGGACAAATGGCACAACCATTTTGGACGCCTGCTGTTGATAAAGGACGACAAGTGTTTGAAAGTTACTTTAGCTAGGAGTTGTTAATATGTGGGTAACGGCGGAACCACTCTTATATTACAAGATTATAAATAATTTGGTGCAAAACCCTATCACTGACAGATTAGTCGGCGGTAGGGTTTTTGATTGCGTTCAAAAAGACGTCGCTTACCCATATATTGTGGTGGGTGAATCGAATGTAACTGAAAGTGAACGCTCACCAGGTATGCGTGAAACTATTGGTATTACATTTCATGTTTACAGCCAATATGAAAATGGTGCAGAGGCTAGAGAGTTGCTTAAGTACCTTAATTACGCATGCAGACAACATTTAGATTTTAGAGATTACGAAATAGATTGGATTAAAAAAGATAATTCTCAAGTATTTACTGACATAGATCAGTTTACAAAACATGGCGTATTGAGATTGCTATACAGAGTGCGTCATAAAACTTTACAAGAAGGAGTGTAGCTAATGAGTACAGGTTATATTGCTGTGTGTGAGCCGACTAATAATACGCTTGGTGTTATGGGTTTATTAGTATCGGACTTGCAAGAGGGCGAAACCAAAATTTCTTCAGAGCTATCAGAAAAAATTGTAGCAGGCAAGACTGATTACTCTTATCAATCTGTAGCAGAAGAAATTAATTTAACATTTGGTCGTATTCCTGGTGACAAAGGACAAGACCAATTTAAAACTGCTATTAAAGAACGCAAACAAATCAAAGTTTGGTTAATTGAAAAGAAAAAAAGAGAAGATGGATATCATGCTGCATTTGGTTACACTGTTGTTGAAGAATATGGTAATTCGTTTGACGATGAGGAAGATACAATTGAAGTAACAGTTAAAGTAAAATTTAACACTGCTGACGGTGTTTTCGAAGAATTGCCACCATCATGGTTAGATGCTTCAGTTGCTGGTACTACTGTTGAATTTGAAAAACCTGGTGAATACACAGGAGATTTGGAAGAACGTAAGTCAACTAGCAAGTCTTTTACAGTTAGCAATGTAGATGAGTCTGATTCAGAGTTGTAATAAGTTAAGGGGCATTGCGCCCCTATTTTTTTATATATGAAAAGTGAGGTTATCCATTAATGAGCGAACAAAATGTATTCCAAGCGGAAAAGTTTGAACCAATTACAGAATTAGAGATTAACGATATTACTTATAAAGCAAAAGGTACCTTTATGTTTGATATTCACGCCGAAAAGTACGCTAAAGAAGATTCAGAGGGGAATAAAGCATCGGGTTATCACCATATTATGCAAGGAATTCTAAACCGCAAGACTACTGCTATTGTTGAGTTTTGGGATTGCGCATTAGCCCACATTAAACAACGTCCATCTAAAGAAGATATCCAAGACGCCATTTTGAAAGTTATTGAAGAAAAAGACGGTACGATTGGATTGTTACAAGGTGCTATTCAAGTGTTGGGCGAATCGGGTTTTTTCAAGGAAGAGTTCAAGATGTTCTGGTTCCAAATGAATCAAGCGCCGAAGTTAGTCAAAGAAGAGGACAAAGAAGAGGCGAAGAACGCTCTTCCATTCATGAAAGCAACATACACAACTCTTACGGGCAAGGAACCTTACTAAATTATAGCGAAATCAGGATTAAAACAGCCCAATATTTAGGTTATATAAGCGCGGATGAGCTGTATTTAATGACCCCTAAAGAATGGCAAGATTGGATTAGGGGTGCTAGAGAACGTGAGTTAGATCAACTAGAATTCAATTTACATCAAGCGACTGCTAATGCAATGGCACAGAGCAAAAAAGGTGTTAAACCAATGCTTAAGCAGATTGCTAAAGCACGTGAGAATTTAGGCAAGAATGTTCAACAAATTAAACACGATAGAGATAAGATTATTGAACAACGTAAGTCATTAAGACAACGACAAATTGAAGAGGCTGATGCGTTATTCTTCAAAAAGAAAGGAGAGTAATATGGATACAAATTTTGTCGCGCGTATTAATGCGATAATCAATAACTTTGAACGTGGTGTACGTAAGGCTCAAAGATTAGCTAAAACAGCTGTGCCGAATGAAATCGAAACAGAAATTACCGCTAACACAAATAAGTTTCAAAGAGCATTAACAAAAGCAAAAGCAATGGCTCAAAAATGGCGAGAACATACAGTAGATATAGATGGTGATATTGGTCCTGTCAAAAGAGCTATTCTCACAACTAAAGCAATGTTAAAGGCTATTAGAAAGCATACAGTAAACATTGATGTAGATGTTAATAAATGGGATTTACTAAAAGCGAAAATGGTCGAAACATGGCATAACGGTGGACGTGCTTTAGGAGAATTTAGTGACAAGATGGACCATTTAGCTGGGCGTATCCGTTCATTTGGTACTGTGTTCAGCCAACAAATCAAAGGTATGGTTATAGCATCTTTTCAAGCGTTAATACCTGTAATTGCAGGATTAGTGCCAGCTATTATGGCTGTGGGTAATGCGTTAAAGGTTGTAACTGGTGGTGCAGTTGCTTTATCAGGAGCTTTAGCAATAGCGGCAGGTGGTTTTGTTGGGTTTGGTGCTATGGCTATTAGTGCATTAACTATGCTCAAAAATGGCACGCTACAAGCAACTAATGAGACAAGAGCTTATCAACGTGCTTTAGAAAGTGTTAAGGATACGTGGGCATCTATTATTAAACAAAATCAAGCTCAAATCTTCAATACAATGACCAATGGCTTAAATGCCGTTAAAGTTGCTCTACAAGGCTTAAATCCATTCTTTAGTGGTGTTGCATCACAAATGGAAAAAGCAAGCGCTAGCGTGCTTAAATGGGCTAAGACAAGCCAAGTTGCAAAACGTTTCTTTAAAGAAATTGGTACAACTGGTGTAGCTATATTTGGAGATTTATTGCGTGCAGGCGGTCAATTTGGCGCAGGTATGATAAGTATGTTTACACAATTGATGCCACTTTTCCGATGGTCATCACAATGGCTACGTAGAATAGGCGAAGATTTTAATAAATGGCTTAACAGTGCTAAAGGTCAAAACGCTATTAAACAGTTCATGGAGTATACAAAGACTAATCTACCTATAATCGGTAATATTTTTAAAAATACATTTGCTGGTATTAATAACTTACTTAAAGCCTTTGGGCAAAACTCTACCAATATATTCAAGTGGCTAGAAAAAATGACTGCTAAATTCCGTGAGTGGTCTGAAACGGTTGGTAAATCAGAAGGGTTTAAGAAGTTTGTGCAATATGTTCAAGAGAATGGCCCAGTGATCATGAAACTTATTGGAGATATAGTTAGAGTGTTGGTAGCGTTTGGTACTGCAATGGCACCAATAGCAAGTGCATTACTTAAAGTTATAGGTAAAATTGTAGAATTTACAGCCGCATTATTTGAAGCACACCCTAATGTAGCACGATTCTTTGGAATATTAACTATTCTAGGTGGTGCGTTTTGGGCATTAATGGCACCTATAATGTTTATTAGCTCAATTCTAGGCAATGTATTTGGTGTTTCGTTACTACAAGCCGGAAGATTTATTTTTGGTTTTGTTAAAAATGCAGGTATATTGAGGGGTGCTTTAAACTTACTCAAAGGCGCATTTATGCTACTTACTAAACCAATCGGACTAATTACAAGAGCGTTGCCATTATTAGGTGGAGCGTTAGCTGGAATATCTGCACCTGTGTGGATAGTGATAGGAGTTATAACAGCCTTAGTTGGTGTTATTGTGTGGTTGTGGAAAACAAATGAAGATTTTAGAACGGCAGTTATAAATGCCTGGAATATGCTACGGGACGGAATTGCAAACGCCATCGAAGGCATAAAGCAGTGGTTGACCGATTTATTTACAAAAGTGAATGAAACATTACAACCAATAATGCCAATCCTTCAGCAAATAGGGCAATTCGCCCAACAATTTTTAGGCGTCGTTTTTGTGACCGCTATAAATACACTAATCACTGTATTTGGTGGTTTGTGGACTATAGTTTCAGTAGTATTCACTGCAATAGGTACTATTATTTCTGCGACAATCCAATTAGTAGTTGGTCTTTTCACAGCATTTATTCAGTTTTTATCTGGCGACTTTTCAGGAGCATGGTTAACCTTACAAACAACAATTTCGAATGTTGGCCAAACTATTTGGGCAGGTATCCAATCAATTTGGTCTCAAATCGAACAATTTTTGTTCGACACTTACAGTAGGATTACTGGTAATACAGTGTCTAGTTGGTCTGAAATTTGGTCGAACACCACAAAATACGTAACACAAATTTGGAATTCCGTTTCAACTTGGTTCAGCGAAACAGTTGCTACAATTGGTTCTAAAATGTCCGAAGCTTACAACAGAATAGTTTCAGGTGGTAGTCAATGGGTTGAGTCTATAAGACAAGCGATGCATAATTTTTGGAATGCGGTAGTTCAGAAGTTTTGGGACGTCGTGGATTCTTGTAGAAAAGGAATGCAAGATGCAGTTGACACAATCCGTAACTTCTTCGGCAATTTTTCTGAAGTTGGACAATATCTAATGGAAGGTTTAGCTAATGGTATTAGTGCAGGCATTGGTTGGGTTGTTGATGCAGCAAGAGGTGTAGCAGAACGCGCTGTTAGTGCTGCTAAAAGCGTATTAGGAATACATTCCCCTTCTAAAGTATTTAAAGGTATCGGGCAATTCGTATCACAAGGATTAGGAATCGGTATAGCTGACCACGCTTACAAAGCGGTAGACGCTGTGAAGAATGTATCTAATCAAATGTTAAATGCGTTTGATGCTAACTTAGTTCCTTCAATGGACTTGAGTGGACTTAATAGTTCAATCGCTAGTGATTTGAACGGATTTATAACCGACGATGTACGTCATTCATTGCAAGAAAATAATAGACCTATTGTAAATATAGAAGTACGTAATGAAGGCGACTTAGATTACATTCATTCTGTAATTAAAGATAAGGACGCTAAAGAATATTACACATAGAAAGTGGGGTGATAACGCTTGATTTATAGAGATATTGAAATAATGAAAGATAATAAAACTTATAAATTGAGTGATAATCCTATTACTTTGAAAAGATTGAAAGTAAAAAGTTTTAATATAAGTGACATAGACAGAGAATTTGATTATGAAACTAAAGATATGTTGAGTGGTCGTTATGTTACAGATATTAAACAAACACTTAGAAAAGCAAGCTTAGTGATTGAGTATGATGTAGAAAAAATAGCACACGCCATACATTTAAGGACGCTACTAAACCAGTTGTTTAGTGGCGTTATTTATGTTAGGGAATTAGTTCCTTCACAAATAGAAATACCTTTTCAAAGTTTTGGGGAGCCTGATTATATAATTCCACTAGATTATGCAGATGGGTTACAAATACCGTTAGTTTTACTAAGTATCGGGGATTTCGATACCAATTTAACTACAGGAGAAGTTGAAGTTAATTTTGAAAGTTTTGGGATTCCATTTTTTGAAAGTATTGGCACAAGTTTAGATTTAGAAAAAAATATGACTTCTTCTTTATGGTCAGCAAATATGAATATACCTTTTGAAAAAAATGCCAACAGACAATACACCTTTGAAAAAGTTAATAAAGGGTCTATCTATTATTACGGCAACACAATGCACAATCAATTTGATATGCATTCAATTGTAACAATAGTAATAGGAGAAGCCACTAAAGAATTTATATGGAGTCTCTCTAAATCTGAATTGATGAAAATTGAAGGTATACAGCTAACTGAAGGTGATGTTATTAAGTATGATGGCATCCAGACTTATAAAAATGATAATCCTATTAATGAATACACAACGCTTGCACGTCCGGTATATTCTCCAGGAAAAAACGATTTTACAATCAACCAGACAGTTAAATCTATCGAATTTGATCTTAAATTTTATTACAAGTGAGTTGTTGAAATGCCTATTTTAATAAAAAACCATGTGGGTAAAGGGTTCCCTTTGAACGTAAGCACTACCCTTACCGAAAAGTTAAACGCTGATGGTAGTTTAGAATTTGAGATTATTGAAAATGATAATAATTACGATGTAATATCTAGCATCGGCAAGATGTGGACGGTTACCAAAGTTGCGGGTGATAATGATGAGCGAGAATATCGTATTACTATGATTGACAGAAGTATGAGAGGAAAGAAACAAGCAGTTAAAATAATTGCGGTTCAAAAAGAAATTGATGATTTAAAGATAAAGCGTGTGTATGAAAATTATACCGGTTCTTTTACAGCAGCAACGTATTTCGATGCTATTTTCAATAAAACGAATTATAAATATAAGTTACTTGTTAAAACTAACGCATTACATTGGGAAAATGCAGGTGATGGCGACACAGTGTTCGAAATGTTTCAAAAAGGTTTGGAACGTTATGGACTTGAATACAATTTTGAATCTAAAACAAACACTTTCTTTTTATCGTCATATTTCGAAAACAAAGCACCTTACTATATTTCTTCCGACTTAAATGCTAACGCAATTAAAATCGAAGAAGATGCAAGTGAGTTGCGTACGTATATTCGGGGGTATGGCAACTTTGAGGAAAATGACGATTTTAGAGAAGCTGCGTTACAAATGGAATATATACATCCACTTGCAGATGTTGTAGGTATACGTGAAGCTGACCCTATCATTAACCAAAAGATAACTGAAGAAGATACAATGAAACGTTATCTCGAATCGGAGATCAACTCCAGTTTCAAAACCTCTATCACATTAGATTTTCTAGTTTTAAAAACAATTTTTCCGGAAGCTATAGCAAAAATTGGTGATGTGATACCTATACACAGCAGAGAGCTTGCTATACACGAAGATGCTAGGATTATTGAAGTTAAAACGAAACGGGATATAAATAACAAAATTCTAAAACAAGACGTATTATTAGGTGACGTGAAAAGAGCTGAACGTTATCAAAAGAAAGTCAACCAAGCTGCCAATATGGCAAGTGGTTTAGGTGGCGATAATAGTGCCATAAAAACTATACGCACAATTACAAATAAAGTGAATTTAGCTAACACTGTTACTACGGAAGTTGCAAAATCCTCTAAATCTATAAGTTATTCAGAAAAAGGTATAAAAACGTCAAACAACGAAGGATACGTCACTTTTGGTGAAGGTAAGCTTACTGCTAGCGCGGACGGTAATACATTTACAGATGTTATTAACGGTACTGGAGTGCTTTCTCATGCATTGCCACTGGCGACGGAAGATAATAGAGGTGCTATAAATCCGGAGGAAAAAAAGAAATTAAACCAAATAGAGTATGACTCTATAAAGATCGTTGGTAATGATAAGAAGAAATATATTTTAACCGTTATTGATGGTAAATTAACAGTCAAGGAGTCGACGACTTAATGAAAAATATCAGATTAATTAAATATCTTAACGATATTTTTGGTGATAATTTTGTAAAACAAAATGAATCGAATTACACAATTATAGAAGATGCGATTAATTCTATATACAAAATTATAGATAAACACCAAAATACGGAAGATACATCTCACGATTCCAAGCAAATTAGACACGATTCTGTACGTTTAGATCAGTCGATGGATTATATTAATAAGCGTATTGATAATCAAGTTGTAGGTAGAATTGGGGATAATGCAGAATTAAGTGATTCGCGCGCTTCAATTGATGGTAAAAGTTTTGAAACTTTAGAACAAAGGTTACACTATGATTTAACAAAGATTGATAAAATCGCTAAATTTGCAGAAAATTTAACAAAAAAGCACGAAGAAGAAATTGAAGAATCGGCTTATTACGATGAAATAACTTATACAAGTGGTCGTAAATTTGACACATCTTACAAACTTGTTCATATTCCTCACAAAGATAAGGAAGGAAACCTTATTAAGTTAAAACGAGGAATTATTGGCGATGATAAAAGTCATCCAAGACCAATAACAGCAACCGAATTTGCAAAAAAATCTGGAGCAACATACGTATCAAACGCCTCAACTGGAAGTGGCTCACGTGTTATGTTACATGGTCAACAAATTTATGAAGGAGAAATATTAGATTCAGTTAAAGATTACGAACCGTTAAAAAACAGATGGACATTAGGTATTGCAGACGACAACACGCTTGCTGCATTCCATCCTACTGTGAGCGCAACCTCAATTAAAGAAAAAGGTTATAACAATACCGTAAGTGGATTCGGACCACTAATTGTAGACAGTAAAACTGTATATAATTCTGGAGATTACGATAAAAATTCAGAAGAATCTCATCCTCGCCAAGTTATTTGCCAACTAGCAAATAAAGACTTGGTGTTTTTTAGTTGCGACGGAAGAGTCAAAGCTCAAGGCCTTTACCAAAAGGGCATGACTTTGCCAGAAGTTATTCAAGTTTTACGTGAGCATTACGGGATGGGGGATAACAAAATTGTCTTTGCCTACAATATGGATGGTGGCGGTTCTACCTCGTCTGTTTTACGTGGTAGACGCTTAAACAAAGTTACAGATAACAATAATAAATCAGAACGTAAAACACTAGATTACTTATACGTCAGCAAAGAGAAAAAGCAGCCAAGGGATACAGACATACAGCTTATTCATGATGCAATTGGAGAAGTAAGACAAGATTTTTTATTCTTGTACGGATTGTATATGAATATCAACTCTATTAACAATAAAGAATTGATTTTAAATAACGGTGAAAAAGGATATGCAGGCATTGTGTTAAAAGATAGCAATGATAATCCGATGACCAAACTTTATTTAGATACTAGATTAGCTTTCTATAACTATAAAGATAAAAAATCTCACTTTGTAGCAGATAAGGAGATGATTTGGCATAATGACAGAATGCTAGGACGTCATTACAGCAACCCTGAACCAGTTTCAGATGCCAACAATATTCAATATGGTGGCGATTACCAAGTCTTGAGCAATGCTAAAGGGTCACCATACCCAAATATTTCGAGTGCTTTAGTCACGCACAAAAATATTGGTGCTAGAAAGTTTTCTGACGCTAGTTCAGCATTCCAAATAGCAGTACCTTTCATTAGATCTTCATCTGTTAAAGGTAAACGACGTACTTACACAAAAAAAGATGGTTGGTCTCAATGGTTCGAAATGTAATGAAGGGAGCATATTATGTATAACAAATTAGGTAATATTAAACTAGAAACAACTGCACATTACCAAAATCCAATTGATACTAAGTTGAAATTTTACAATACAGATACAGGTACGGCACAATTAGTTTTTCACATCACACGTAACAACTTTCCACTAGAAATTAGCGGTAAAAATACTCATTCGTTCATTATTTTAAAAACAAATGATGAGCATTATGTTGTTGATGATTTAGAATATATCGACCCTTTAAACGGCGTGGTAGCATATACTATCCCTAATGATTTTTTAGCAAAACCAGGAGAGGTAAGAGGTCAGTTATATATTAACGTCAGAGGTACAGAAGATGTAATAACCGAGGTCGATTTTAACTTTGTGATTGAAGATGCAGTTATCAACACAATACCTGTTATTGATAAAGTGAAAATTATTCGTACTTTTGCCGAATTACAAAAAAACGTACAAGTAACTATTGATGAAATTAAAGAACGATTAACCAATGGAGAACGTACAGTTAACCAAATTAAAGCTGTGCTAAATGATGGTTTAAGCCAAATCAATAACGCTAAAGCTGTTGCTACAGACCAATTAAACAATTTAAAACAAAGTGCTTTGAACGAGCTATCTTCTCAAAAAGAAAACTACATCAACGAAATCAATCAAACTTCTTCTCAAGCTGTTCAAAATGTGCAAGCACTAACACCTACCTCCACAAGTCAATGGCAAAAGTCTAAATTGACTAATGATAATGGTACATTGCCACAAATTTCGAACTTAGATTTCAATAGTCCTGATACGATATTAGGTGATAAAACACAAATGATTTATGTTTCTAATGCCATCAATCATCCGGGTGTAGCCAATGGGACGCTATTTCAAGAAGTAGTTACAACAAACTACAAGAGACTGACGTTTAAACCGAATGGGCAAAATAATGTGTTTATTAAAAGTAAAGACAACGGAGTGTGGAGCGGTTGGCAACAGTTATCAACAGAAGAAAGTAAAAATAAAGCAAAAACCATCGGCACACTAGGTAACGGAGAATATACAGACATACTAACGCTTAAAGCAGGTGTTTACGACTGTATTATTCCTAGTGATTATAGAAGTGTTAACGCACCTAATGTTGGAAGTTCCCTCCCTTATGTTGCCAACATAAGCGTATATGAAGGGAGTAGCGGAAGGAAAAAAATCAATTTAGTTAAAGTGAGTGACAATACTGAGTATAGAACAACCGTTGATACAGACGGAAGATTCAAAGGCTGGAAGAAAGTATATTCATACCCTGACAATCAAGAAGTCTTTAATGATACAGGTTGGATTGATTGGCAGTTAGAAAACGGTACCATTGATCGTTCAACGACAACGGGTGAAGGTAGTTTGTTTAAAAATCAATACAGAATTATTAAAATATTTGGTGTCACTTATGGTCATATACGATTTAATATAACAAACATTACTGACAGAACGATTGTAGGACGTATACCTGCGAAAATGGTGCCTAAAGCACAAACCGGCCTTTTGAGAACTGGTTTAGCACATTCCCCAATCGTATTTACGATAGACATTGAAGGTAACATTCTTATTTATGTTAACGCTAATGATAAATCAAGTTGGCAACCTGAAGGATATGCAATTGGGGAATATGAGTGGATTATTGACAACGAATACTTCGATGCACAAGCACCGACGTATATAGAAGGGGAGTCGCCAGAGGATTTAAACATCGCTATCGAGAATGATTCTATTGACAATATTACTATCGATGCAGATGGAGATGAATTATTAATCGATGATGAATTGTCTGACGCTTCATTGTCTGATGTTCTACCAGATTATGGAGAAGTATTAGATCAGCCTAATAAGGAGGTGGAATAAATGGCCGAAATGTATTATGGGTACGAGGGTACACCTTATTTAGTCATGAATACAGAAGATTTAAATAATTTACCTTCAGATGTGACTAAAACACCGCCACCAAACGGTATTTATAGACCATTTTATTATGACTCGGAAAACGATACATGGCATGGCAGTGACGAATCAGAATTTTTGAGATCCATTGAAGAAGAGAAAGAAGTTATACCTATTACTTCTAATGACGAAGTTATTTTGAGTCTAACTCAAAAAGTTGCTGAACAAGAGTTAAAAATTGATTCTCTCGAAAATACTATAGCCATGTTATTGCTGAAAAATGCTGAATTAGGAGATGATAATGATGTGGTATAACAATTTGAAATATTTGTATGACAAAGGACATTATACTAATACACAATTCGCTGTTTTTGTTAAAGCGAAATGGATAACTTCAGAAGAATATTTTAGTATAACCGGAGTAGAATACGCATAAAAGTAGGTGGTCGTTTTGCAAGACAAAAATGGACTAGATTTTTTTCAATCAGAATCTATCATGTGGCGTCTAGGTTTTGGATTTGTCAGTTTGGTACGTGGTGGTTATTGGGTGTTTAACGCTAGTCAAGCTAGTAGTGAAAGTGATTTGTATAATGCGATGCATAGTGTACTCCCACTATCTTTTTGGGGGCTACCATTTATGTTTGCCGGGATCACACTAATCATTTCAGGTTTTTTAACCCCGTATTACCAAACCAACCGTAATTATCATCGTGTTACGTTTTGGGGGTATTTAATTGCTACCCCTTTCTACTATCTCTTTTCTGTTGCCGGCTTCAACAACGGTCTAAATATATTAACACCTTTAACCAATTTTGCCTTTGCAATTGTGTGCGGTTGTATAACTTATAAAACGTTTAAAATATTAAGGTTTATGAAGAAGGACGCAAAATGACTGAATTTTTAAAAGTAACAGATTACCTTAAGGATGAAACAAAAAGAGAAAGAGAAAAAAACGAAATACACAAGATGATTCATAATGTCGATGATAAACACGAAAAAAATCATTATGATTTAAAATTAACTATTATGACTTTTATCGAATCACAAAAACCTTTGAACGATCATATGCAAGGCATACGTAAAGATTTGCAAGAAGTCAATGGAGTATTGCTCGAGTATGCTAAAAAAACAGATGACTTAACAAAAGATTTTGAAGTCATTAAAAATGCCGAAAATGAAGAAGTGCTATCAAGAAATAAATTACTTAGTCGAATTCTTATAGCGTCATTAGGTGCCGGCGGTGCAGTTCCAGTATTAATACAAATTTTTTTTAGATAATCAGTCGACGCTTTTGCGTCGGCTTTTTATTATGAAAGCGAGTTGATGTCATGGCGACAAAGCCTACAGCTAAGCAAGTTGAGAATTGGGCAAGGGAAATAGCGAGGGTGAAACGTACTATCGATGTGGATGGACGATACGGCGGGCAATGCTGGGATTTACCTGCATATATTACAATTAAATATTGGAATTATTGGCCACCTGGCAATGCAATTGCTTGGGGGTACAACAGGCTACCTACTGGATTTAAAAGATTTAGGAACACAGCATCTTTTGTTCCAAAACCAGGAGACTTTGCGGTATGGGGGACAGGGTCGTTTAATAACGGTGTAGGACACGTTGCTATTGTAGTTGGCCCTAGTAACAAAAATTATTTTACGAGTGTTGATCAAAATTGGTATACAGCAAACTGGTCAGGAAGTCCACCTTCTTTAATAAAACATAGCTATTACGGTATTTCTTGCTTTGTGAGACCTCCTTACAAAAAAGAAGCAAAACCTGTAACAACTGTTAGTAAACCTGTTAGCGCAACTACCTCCCCTACTAAAGAGCCTTTAAGAGAAAACGTAACTAATCCTTCTACAGAAGATACTAAACCTAAATATCGTACTATTAAAAAAGTAAAATACACCACCTATGATATAGAAGATTATAAACAAGATAGAATTTATCATACAGTCGTCACAGGAAAGAAACGTGAAGGTAAGCTGAAAGGGATAACTGTCAAAAACGCTAACTATATGAGGTCTGTAGTTCAGCTTTATAATGATAGAAACGAATACATTAAGACTAAAGATTATTCGCACTTTTACATTGACAGACATCACATTTGGGCGCCTAGACCAATAGAGTATGAAAAACCTGGAGATGAGAATAACGTTGTTATAGAAGTGTGTGGAGATTTAAATGATGTAAAAAATGACTTTATTATAAATGAAGTTGTAGCGATTGTATTCGGTGTAAATGTAATGTATGAACAAAAATTAAAAATCAAAGAAAGCAACATAAAAATAGATGATATTATTTGGCGATCATTAAAAGAACATGTAAATTTCGACCTAATAAAAGATGGTAAACCAACGCAAAAAGAGATACAAAAATTAGTAAAAGCAATATTACAACTTTATGTTGAAAAGGATAAAATATTAACTGATAAACCGAAAGATATTGTTACTACTAAAAAAATTAAATTAAAAAATGAAAAAGTTGTCACTAAGATTGATACGACTGACAAAAAAGAAGTTAAGCATACTACACAAATAGTGAACAAACCCAAAATTATTATACAAAAAAGCCCATACACATTTGAGCAAGCTCTTAATGCACAAATGGCGAGAGGACAACCTATGTTGTCGGTAAGTTGGGGGTGGGTACGTGCATCGCGTAGTCAAACGAGTAATGCGATGAATCCAAATAAAATTTGGAATAATACAACACAAAGGTACCAAATGCTCGATTTAGGTAAGTATCAAGGGGTGCCGGTCGCAAAATTAAATCAAATATTAAATGGTAAGGGTACGTTACACAATCAAGGTAAAGCATTTGCAAGCGCATGTAAGCAGTATAACTTGAATGAAATATATTTAATTGCCCATGCATTTTTAGAAAGTGGGTATGGAAAATCTAACTTTGCTAGTGGGCGTTATGGAATTTATAACTACTTCGGGATTGGCGCTTTTGATAGCAATCCAAATAACGCTATTACCTTCGCGCGTAATAAAGGTTGGACATCTCCGGCAAAAGGTATTATTGGCGGTGCAAAGTTTGTTAGAGAGGGTTATATAAACCAAGGTCAAAACACTTTATATAGAATTAGATGGAATCCAAAAGCCCCTGCAACACACCAATACGCTACAGCTATTGAATGGTGTCAACATCAAGCTACGACTATAGCTAAGTTATACAATCAAATTGGATTAAAAGGTATGTACTACGTAAGAGATCAATACAGATGAGGTGGTTAAGTGATTTATAAAAATAAAGATATTAAAGCGGAAATCAATGAGCAAGGCGTCGATATAGGGAATATTGACGCCAATTTTTATACCAAAGATTTAGGTACTGCCTCTATACGGATAAGTATTAATTGGAAAGGTTCAGTTTTAGACCTAAGCAAAACGACGTTAAAACCTAAATTAGATTTATTCTGTGAAGATGGTTCGATATTTGCTAATGAATCAGTAGAGATTGTTTCACAAGTAAACGGATTGATTCAATATAATATAAGTAAAGACGTGATTAAGCATGTTGGTAAGGTAACTGGTAAGTTATTCTTAACAGACGATGCTAATTCCATTCATGTAGTTACTTTTCACTTCAATATAAGTGATAGTGGAATTGATTCTGTTGTAACCAAAGAAGTGTCTGTAACATTAGTAGACGATACTGTCCGTCGCATCATCAAAGAGAACGCAATTCAACTACTAGGCGACGACTTCGAATCCCGCCTAAACACTGATGTCATCGAGCATTTAAATAGCAATCCTGATTTATTTAAGGGTGCTAAGGGAGATACTGGAGAAACTGGTCCACAAGGATTACAAGGCATTCAAGGAGATGAAGGCCCCAAGGGAGAACAAGGTCCTCCTGGCCCACAAGGATTAAAAGGGGATACTGGAGAACGTGGTTTAACTGGAGATACAGGTCCTAAGGGTGAACAAGGCATTCAAGGACCGCCTGGTCCTCAAGGTCCAAAAGGTCTCGATTTTGATCCAAGTACCTTTGAAATTAATGAAGGTGATGTAACGGTAAAAAATGGTCGTACTACCATTCAAGATAGCTATATAGACAAATTATTCAGCAACAAAGCTACAATTGACAAACTTAATTCTTTAGACATTTCAGCAAAGACAATAAAATCTAATGACAATCAAACATCAGTAAATGTTAAAGATGGCACTCTGGCTATGAGAAGGTCGGACGGCTCTACCAATTTATTTTTAGGGACTGATAATAATGTAAGGGTGGTATCTCCAACAGACGATAACTCTTTTAAAGATTTAGTGGCCAATGGTATTTATGCTGACTTTGTTCAAAATAATACTAACACAGCATCTAGCAATTTGTATTTGCGAGCAAACGAAGAGGTGCGCGTTACCGCAAGTGGTTCTACATCATCTTATAAAAACATCAGAGCTAATGGATTTTTAGGTACATTCCTAGACGTTTCAGCAAATACTAACGCTAGCAACATGTATGTAAGACCAGCACCAGGTGGCGCATTATGTGTAACGCAACGTAACACTACAGATTCGTTTTTAGCAGTTAAAGCTTCGCAAGGCATCTGGACATCTTCTGAAAAGTACAAAGAAAACATTGTTGAATGGAATGACAATGTTCTTCAAAAGATTAAAAACACTAAACTTTATGAGTATGATTTGATATCTGAAAAAGACATCCCGAATAAAAAGAGGCATCACGGTGTAATTATAGAAAGAGAAACACCGAAAGAATGGGTCGTAGAAGACGGTGTCGATCAGTATGAGATGACAACGTGGTCGCTAAGGGCAATTCAAGAATTATTGGTTAAAATAGAATCAATGGAAAACCGAATTAAAGAGTTAGAGGCTTCGGAAAATGAACGGACAAGTTAATCTACAAGTGGATTAATCGTACAAATACAAAACAAAGATAATGAAACGTCTGACAATAATTGTTAGGCGTTTTTATTATGAGGAGATGAATTAAATGAATATAAACTGGAAATTACGGTTTCAAAACAAAGCGGTGCTTACTGGTTTGGTAGGTGCTGTTTTATTATTTATAAAACAAGTGACTGAATTATTTGGTTTTGATTTATCTACGCAACTTGAACAAATCAGTGGTATTATTGGTGCTATTTTGACTTTATTAGCAGGATTAGGCGTTATCACTGATCCTACTTCTAAAGGTGTATCTGATTCAGGTATTGTACAGACTTACCAACAACCACGTGACAGTACCAATCCTGATGAATTTGTGGAATGGCAAGGGGTTAATTCAGAGATGACGCCTGATAAATCAGAAAAGGAGCTTGTTACATTCGACACATCACTGCCATTCACTGACGATAGCGACAATGTCAAGTACGATGTGAATGAATATGAAAGTGAGGTTAATAGTCATGACAGCGAAACTCACTAAGCAAGAATTTGTTAATTGGCTTAAACAATCTGAAGGCAAACAGTACGACATGGACGGGTGGTATGGCTACCAATGTGTCGACTATGCCAATGCAGGGTGGCAACAATTATTTGGTTATAATTTAAGTGGTGCTGGTGCCAAAGATATCCCGTTTGTTAATAACTTCACTGGTAAAGCAAAAATCATTCAAAACACACCAGAATTTATTGCAGAACCAGGAGACATGGTCGTATTTAACAATAAATACGGCGGCGGTTACGGCCACGTTGCATGGGTTATTAATGCTGATATTAATAACATTACTGTACTAGAACAAAACTGGTTAGGTGGCGGTTGGACTAATGGACCTGAACAAGGTGGTACTGGTTGGGAAAAGGTAACGAAACGCACACACAGTTACGACTTCCCAATGTGGTTTATTCGTCCTAATTACAAACAGGAAGACGTAACTGTTAAATCTTCGCAATCTGCGACAGTTGGGAATAAAAATTCGACAGTTAAGCAAAAATCAAAACCAGTTAAACTACAAATTGTAAAAGATGTAGTGCAGGGGTATAAGTTACCTCAACGTGGTTATAAGCCTAAATATATCGTTATTCATAATGATGCAGGAAGTAAATATGCGACTGCAGAATCTTATCGTAATGGTTTAGTAAAAGCACCATTATCACGATTAGAAGCAGGTATTGCGCATAGTTATGTAAGTGGTAACACTGTATGGCAAGCATTAGATGAATCACAAGTTGGTTGGCATACGGCTAGTAAAAACGGTAATAGAGATGGATATGGTATCGAAGTATGCCAATCTATGGGCGCAGATAATGCAACCTTCCTTAAAAATGAACAGGCAACATTTCAAGAGTGCGCAAGACTTCTTAAAAAGTGGGGGTTACCAGCTAATCGTAATACAATTCGATTACACAACGAATTTGTATCCACAAGTTGTCCACACCGTAGTGCATTATTGCATACAGGTTTTGATCCAGTATCAAAAGGAGCAATGCCTCAAACTAAGCAATTAGAGCTTAAAGACTACTTTATTAAACAGATTCGTGCGTTTATGAATGGTGATATTCCAGTTGCGACTGTATCTAACAAATCATCTGCATCTAGTAATACGGTTAAACCTATTGCGAGTGCTTGGAAACGTAATAGTTATGGTACGTATTATATGACAGAGAAAGCGCGCTTTATCAACGGTAATCAGCCTATTACAGTGAGACTACAAGGGCCATTTACAACTTGTCCAATAGGTTATCAATTTCAACCAGGAGGCTATTGTGACTATGATGAAGTGATGTTACAAGATGGTCATGTGTGGATTGGTTATGATTGGCAAGGTCAACGCTACTATTTGCCAATTCGTACATGGAACGGCGTAGCTCCACCTAATCATGGTGTAGGCCTTTTGTGGGGACAAATAAAATAAATTGTGCTAATATAATGTTAGGATACGTTGAATGTCCTTCTCATGTATTATTTAGTCTAATTTCTCTAGACGGTCTTAATTGACTGTCTTTTTTATTTTTGTTACTCTGCAATTAGGTGACCTTAATATTTAGTTATATACACATTCCCAAGTTTTTTTAGAGTAGCTCTTGCAGCTACTCTTTTTTTGTATTATCTTATCTACGTAATTGTTTTATACGTGAATTTAAGTGCAATGTAATTCGGGCTAGCCGTAATGGTTAGCCTCTTTTTTTATGTTATAATATATCTATCAGCCTTAGCCTTATTGGTCTCACTTCTTGTCTGAAGGTTTGGATACGACTATGACTTTGGTGGTAGGATAGTAAACCACAAAAAGGCAAGCAACCGTATAAGCTATAATGTGTAGTCGCGAATGTACATTATAGTAGTGGTTGCTTTTTTGTGTTATAATAGATGTATGAAATGGTCATTCTTGAAATGACTCGGTCGCTGGTACAGACCGCTTAAAGTGCCTACATCATATTAACTGAGCATTCACATGTGCGATTGACGAATCGGTTTGCTGTGTCCCAAAATGGGGTAGGTTAATGTGGTGTATTTTTATATACAATCAGGAGTGAATTGTATAGCCCGGCAGAGGCCATATATCTGACTGTTGGTCCCGCAGGAGACTTCTTCCTTGCCTTCACTCGATACATATTTGCCCTACAATTATGTAGGGCATTTTTTATGCTATCATTTAATAGAGGTGATACTATGGTACACGGAATAGATACTCACAGAATGATTGAAAAAGCGTTAAATATGAAATCCACTACAATACAATTTAAAGATTTAATGACGGATGATGAAAAAGAAAAATACGCTAAAATGAATCAGTTAGAGAGAGATTCAGTTAGATGGAGTTTTACTGAAAAATTGATAAAAAGAAAATTAGATAGGAAAGTAGTGTTATCTGTTAAATTAGGTAATGATACTGTATACATAAACCAACCGTAATCCTAGTGATTGCGGTATTTTTTTGAGGAAAATTACAAAAATATGATGAAAGTAGTTGTATATCACGATTAATCGTGATATAATGATTATAGAAAGTTGAAGGGAGGGAATAACAATGCTAGAAACTTTCGAAAGAATAGCAAATATCGTCTTTACAGTGATTTCGACAATAGCGGTCATCAAAGCACTGAAAGACGATAAGAAAAATTAAGGTTACGCCCCAAACGGGGCAACCTTACCTAGTTAAATTCTAGCATTTAATAAAAATGAAAACAACTTCAATCATTTTAATACTATTACTTTGGATTAACTTATTTATTGGTAATTCGTATACAAGTACAGCATTAACCCTAGCAACTACGTTTGTAATTATTAAACTATATAAAAAAGGTGATTAAATGGATTTAAACCTTGTAAAAGAAGCTATAAAAAAATTATTCAAAGAGCAAAATGGAAGCCAAATATCTAAAGCTACCGGATTACCATATCAAACCGTCCAAGATTTAAGAAACGGAAAAACTAACATAGAAGACGCCAGATTCAGAACAGTTGAAGCGTTATACAATTACCAAAAGGAGCTGGAAGAAATGGAAGAAATTAAAAGTAAAGTAGTAGAAGTTGAGAATCCGAATAACATCGTTGAATATGAATCTTTGGTTAGATACTACATCGATATCATAAATAACCAAGATTCGACTTATGAAGTCGAATATGCTGAATTAGCTAAAGTTGAGCATGACAACGGCAATGAGTATTACACAGTCGAATTAAACACTGTAAGAGAAATAAAATTTACAAACGCAATTACTGATGATGTTGACCTAGACAACTTCTACTCAAGATTTGAGACAGAAGATCAAAAAGGCGAAACACAAACGGATTTAATTTACTTCGATTCATTAAAAAGTGCGAAAGATTATGCCGAAGTATTTATTGAAGGAATCGATTCGTTCGAAAAATGCGCAAAGAAAAGCGGTATCATCGAATAAAAATAAGCGACCAATAAAACGGTCGCTATTTTTATAACTGATACCATAATTGATACCACTTTATGCAAAACCCTAAAAATTAAAATAGATTTAGAAGATGAAAACAGCGTTAAATCAATATTTTTAATATTAATAATTTTAAAAAGACAATAATTATAATCGAAATGGAAGGTTCAATCGGCTAATATTGCGATAAATGAGGAGTGGGACAGAAATCGGCTGGATTTCATGGCTCACTCCTTCTTTTTTATGTTCATATTTTGAAGTTTGGCTTCTTAAGTTGTATATATCCAAGGGTAAAGTTATCAAACAAAAGAGGAATTTGACTTGATTTTTCAAACTTTTTCCTACAAAATGATGAGCATACAACTTAATTTTAAAAAGACGTATCGGAAGGGGAACTGCTTAATGATCATTGCGATCATTCTATTAATATGTGTATCTTTCTTCTTTTCGGGCAGTGAAACGGCATTGACTGCTGCGAATAAGGTGAAATTACAAGCAGAGGCAGATTCAAATCGTAAATCTGCTAAATTATTAAAGTTGCTTGAAAAACCTAGTGAATTCATCACAACCATTCTTATCGGAAACAACATTGCAAACATTTTGTTACCGACACTGGTCACAATTTTAGCTGTTGATATGGGGATAAGCGTTGGAATAGCATCAGCTGTGTTAACAGTGGTTATTATTTTATTTGCCGAAGTAATCCCTAAATCTATTGCGGCGACTTCACCAGATCCTATAGCGCGTCTTGTTTTTCCAGTAATTCGCTTTTTTGTTATTATTTTTAAACCGTTAACGGTCATTTTGAATGCGATAACTGATGCGATTAATCACCTGATTACTCGTGGAAGAGACGATGAAGGGATGTCAAAAGAAGAAGTTCGTGCAATGGTTTCTATTGCCGGGAGCGAAGGTGCATTTAATGAAATGGAACGCAACCGTATTCAAGGGGTTATGGACTTTGACCGTCTCAAAATTACCGACGTTAATAATACACCACGTGTCAATGTGACCTCTTTAAATGTGGAGGACGTTTACGATGAAGTTTATGATGTCGTCATGCAACATCCATATACGCGTTATCCTGTCTATGAAGGGGACATAGATAATGTGGTTGGTGTTTTTCATTCTAAATATTTACTTGCATGGAGTCGCCAACCTGAAAAAACGTTGCGTGATTTTTGTTCGGAACCTCTCTTTGTATATGAACATAACCGTGCTGAATGGGTTTTGCGTAAAATGACAGTTACACGCAAACATCTCGCGATTGTGATTGATGAGTACGGTGGGACTGATGCCATCGTGACACATGAAGACTTAATTGAAGAAATGCTGGGTATGGAAATTGAGGATGAAATGGACAAAGTAGAAAGTGAAATGGTCGAGAAAGTCCGCTAATTCTCATACTAAATCGAATAAACGGTTTTATAATAAATCGGACTGATGTATAAGTAATTTCATGTATTTGATTATTCCAAAAAGCCTCGCTTTTCTAGGCGCCTCACCTCTGCATGAAAACGTTACGAATGAAATGAGTTACGTATTCAGTACACCTATGAACATATGTGAATAGGTGATCCATAGTTTAAGCTTGAGATAATCTCAAGCTTAAAATGGATTTTCGGTTTCGGCTAGATGCCTCAGAAGTCTCGGCTTAGGAACCAATCAAATACGCTATATTTATTCACAAGCGTTATAAATTCTATTTTACGACTCAGTTTTACAGATTTAAGTAGTATTGAAATAACCAATAACGTTCAAGAATTTATACTCTCACAACAAAAATGGAGTTAAGAAATTAATTATTACA